TAATTGCTCCCACAGCAAGTGCAAGTGCTCTTTTAGATGTGGGAGTCATGGAGGTCAATACTGTAGGAAGTGCTTTCAGTTTTAGCGAGTCATGGATTGGCGGTGATGCCCCTGTTGCAATAGGAAGTGGCGTTGATGTCTCAGGAGGAGTTGTTGCAGACATGCCCGCTTTTGGCAATGTGGTAGTCACATCTGGAGGGGTCGCTGGAAATTTACAGGGCACAGTACTGAGCTCTGGTTTAGCCACGGTCCAAGCGGGAGGGGCGGGCACAACTGGGGTGGCTCAAATGACCACAGAAATCACCGCTAATTGATATTTAATGAATAAAATATATAAGTTATTATTGCTTATATCCCTTACAGGAACTAGCGTTTCTGCTGTTCCTGTCGTGCCATCATTTTCGACAGGTACTCTCAACAGCAGACAAGAAACTAAAACTGTAGTAGCGGAAACTATAACGAGTGTTGACTTCTCTGGCTCTCAGTATGTTGTTTCAGGCCACAATATTGAACCAGTAAATACAAATGTTATCTCACCCAAACTTATAAAAAATCAACCTCAAACTGTTGACAACATCAACTTCACATGGACATCAGTAGATGTAACCCCAGGCAACAAACCAGATTGGAAAATGACCAATCCAGGCCAAGCTTTCAGTTTTACCGAAAGCCTACAAAACAGCGGGCTCTCAAATATAACAACAATAAACAGAACTACTACTACAGAATCCTTAGTAGAGTCTGTTTCTGTCTTTACTCAATAACATTTAGTCAACCTGTTTTTGCAAATTCAACTACAATAGCCTCCCCCTCTGCTACATCAAGCGGTTCCGTAATTAATCAGGGAATAAGTGTGAATCAAGGTGGCTTTATATATCAAGAATTAGGTGATGGAATCCGTTGTAGTGGAACAACTTTAACAGTTAATCCCTTTGTCTCTAAAGTCAATGCTTGGAAAGATCCTTTTGAACCACACTACTGGGAAAATATATATGATGATTCAACAGATGCAGACGGAAACTTACTTAATCCAGGGGGTATTTTATATCAGAAAAAAGTAAGAACGGGACAAGCTCGTAATAATCTCTCCTTTAACTATGGAGTGACCGCAACCATAAGCGTCCCACTAGATAAGAGGCTATTAAATAACTGCGTGAGAGCCCAAAATAGTAGGGTTAAATATTTAGAACAAGCATACAAAGCTAGAAAATTAGACTATGCTCTGAGCCGTTTAAAGATATGTGCTGAACAACTTAAGCTTGGGGTATCATATTCACCCTCTTCACCCTCATTCGTTACTTGCTCTGACGTTGTTCTTCAGAATCCCCCGAATACTTTGCCAGATCACAAACACAGTATTGAAGTTACTTCCGAGAGTCCCTCTGTTCCTTTCTCCTTTCAGCGAGGGACTTTACAGGAGGCTTCTTCTTCCGAATAGCCAGCAACTTTTTAGTAAATTTTTTAGAAAAACTTTTAATCTTCCCCTTTAGCTGTTTCTGAAAAAAACGAGCCAGTGGCTGTCCAATCACAGTTACACCAACAACTGAAGTGATAGCTATTGTTGATGTGTTTACGAGAGTGCTAGGTGGGGGCGTGTAGGAATTAATGACATCAAATAATGCTCTGTCTTGATAAATGGTTTCACATAAATCACCATTTTTTTCATAACGTAAAACTACTTTGGTTGAATACTTTCCAACCGCACCAGGGGGAGGAGAACCAGGGCGAGGACATGGAAGATCAATGGTTTGGTTTATTCCTGTTAGGTCAACCTTTGGCAGCTCCAAACCTTTAGAAAGACTCTCAGTTTTTTGATTATTCTCTTCTTTTTTAGTTTCTGTTTTTGGTGTTTTTAAATTAGGAGTAGGAGGAACTATTTTTGTTTCTTCTTTTAATGGAGCAACAGTAGACAATCCATCCCAATCAACAGCCATGCTTTCAAGAGTCGGTACATTGCCGTCGCAGATTATTAGATTTCCACGTTCATCATTTTCTACAAGATTTTTATTTTTTAAAGTCCTAGCCCTTACACACCCAGGCATTTGAATTACTGGGAAACCTATATTGCTAGGTATCTGTGGGCTAGATGTACGAATTATTGTTGTATCAATAGAAGCATCAGGGATCTCCCTGATAAATATTTCTTCAATTTCCACTTAACAATCATTCCATTGCTGGCTTACGTCAGATCCCAAATTACCAGACGTTCTTGTTGCTTCTGAAAAGAAAAGCCCTGCAAAAACTGGGCCAATAATAGGAATATGACTTATAGCTGGGGCAGTAGCAGCCCCTACACCAGCTCCAACAATCTTTCCATTAGCCTTACCAGTTAAACCAAGTTCTAAGCACCTTTGCTCTTGTGCTGTTAAGCCTTTAGATCCTTCTTCCACAATTGGCCTGTAGGCATAGGCAACTGTTTCTTTATGAATAAATGAATCTGTTTTTCTTGTTCCTCCAAATCCTGGTTTTTCTTCTTCTACATCTCGATATTCAAGAAGAGTTTTTGGTGAATGTTGGTTTTGCCTGATAGCCCATGAATGTCCATCTTTCGTTTTATCTGATCTTATGGAGAAACTTGAGAAATCAGTATTAGGCAGATTTGCAATATTTGGGATGGAGTCTTTATTAGAGGCAATGTTTAAAGCATAAAAATTGCTCCCTACTAATCCCATAGCCATAAAAAGGCTAGTGATGCCATTAAATGATTTGATCATCATTTCCCAAAAGGCAACGCTGGGCCTGTAGTTGGGGGCAACTGCATCTTCAAATCATATTGAATATTTTTTATGATTTGATCTTGAATATTTAAAAGCATGTCATTTACAAACTTTGTTCTCTGGCTGTAGACGTAACCAGAGAAACCAATAGCAGCGACAAGCAAACCACTATTTATGTAGGTAAGAACTTTAAGCATCAGCAGACTTATTTACAGCTTTCGCTTTTGGAGCTGCTGGCTTTGCAGGGGCTGCTTTTACTTCTGCATCTGGAACATCAACTTCTGTTTTTATGACCATACCAGCCACTCTGGTTTCAACAATTTGTTTAGCCATTTAAGATACCCCTAAGGAATAAGAACATTCTAAACAATTGAACGAAAAGCAGCTAAAAATATTCATAAGACAAGCATTCAGCCTAGATAATATTGCTGATACTGCACTTGATCGAACAGATGGAACCTTTAAGCAGATAATGGCAATGGTCAGGGAAAAGGTTTTAAAGCTGCCAGAAGCAAGTTTATTAAGGGATCAAGAATGGACAAAAATGCTTGGAGAAATTTCAACTATTCTTCAATCAGGAAACAATGTTTTTGCTCAGTTTTTAATAGAAGAATTGCGCTCTGGTTATCCAGAAATGGAAAAGAATGCAAAAGATATGATTAGCCAAATATCAACTGGCAAAATATTCCCTGGAGCTGCTGGAGAAATAGAAGGGATGCCCTCAGTAGCAGGACTTCAAACAGTAGAACTTCAAGACAGTGTGAAAGATGCAATTAGAAATACAAAAGTAAACAACACTCGATTAATTGATCTTTTTGGTCTTCAAGATGTTGACCAATTAAAACCAGCAATATTTAGGCAAACAATGACACCTTGGATTAAAAGTAATTTAAAAATAATTGATAGAACTGTTAGAGCTGGAATCTTACAGGGTGCAGATACTCAAGCAATTGCAGATAGAATTGCAGATGTAATGATTGTTGGAGTAAAAAAAAGGGGGGTATTAGATCCAGCAACTAAATTATTATTTGAAGGAAAAGATGCATATAGACAATTAAAAGCACAAGCAAAAGCTGTTGCTCGAACTGCTGTGCAGGATATGAACAGACAAGTCAATGAACAGGTATGGAATGACAATCAATTTAGTAGTGATCTTAGATGGGAATGGGTGGCTGCTTTTGATAGCCGAACATGTCAAGTTTGCGCTCCCTTAGATAACATTTTGAGAAAAGATAGAAAGTCATTTCCAAATTGGCCTGTTCATGTCAATTGCAGATGCCAAGTTGTTTTAGTTGATCCAGAAGATACAGATGCAAGAGCTGGTATTGATATAAGCCCAGAAGAAGATGGATTTGAAAAGAAAGGAGGCAGAAAATACAAGAGCAAAATAAATGTAAAAGGGGATAAATTTTATAGAAAAGCTTTTGATGTAAAAGGAGAAAATCCTAGCTATGCAGATTTTTTAGCTCAGGCTGACAGAGTTACACAAGGAACCTTTTTTGGTGGAGACAATGCTGGAAGTATTAGAGCTGAAAGATTTAGATCATTAATAAAACAGGGCTATAAACCAAGAGAAGCCTTAAACAAATTAATAACTAATGCACCAAGACCAAAATCAAATTTAAAAGAACTTGTTTCTAAAGCTGAAAAAATATCTAAAATTAAATTTAAAAGTATTGAAGAATTAGTTCCAAAAAGAGGACTTAGTGATTTTGATTTTGGAGTGCAGGAAGGAGGAAAAATATTTGATCAATGGGATAAAGAATTAGGATTAACAAATAGCTTTAATGTTTATCAAAGTATTCAAAAGAAACAAAATAAAATCTTTGATCAATTAATGGAAAGATATTTAGCAGTACCTCAAGGGCCAAAGAAGGCAGCGGCTAAAGCAGCATTCTTAAAATCTACAAGTTACAGCCAAAGAGCTTTTGATAAATATAAAAATAAATTTTCAAAAATAAGGGAGAAGATGTTACAAACAAATCTAAGCGATGAAGAGGTAAATAAATTAGTTGATGGAGTTTGGTTTTCTGAGCATAAAATAATAAAAAATAGAGAGAATTATAAAAAAGGGACCGCTGAATTTATAAGAATGTTCAATGGAAAAGGCTTTAGAAAAGCTGTAGAGGGAAGTGCCACTGATCCAAGGAACTCACCAACAATTGGAATAATTCAAGCCTCAAATAAAAGAGCTGGGAATGGATTAAGAGGAACCTTAACTGTTCCAGAAGAATTTGATAAAGGAACACTGTTTCATGAAATTATGCATTCAGTAGAAGCCCAGCGGCCTTGGATGGGAAATGGAGCCAGAAAATGGGCAGCCAAAAAAGCATTCTCAAAATCGTATTTATCTAATCCTCCTATTGATCCAATAGACAATCCAAAAGCATTTAAAAAGCTTACAAATATGTTGGATTTTCATTTCAAGGGAACGGCATTAGAAAAGCCACTAATAAGCATGAATGGACTCCT